AGTAATGAAGGGGTTGATTCCAAGAGTGGGTAGCTGACATTGTATTCCATTTGAAAACCTGTGAGTTGGGAAACCTCCTGATATAGATTGATAGCCATTATTAATAACCGTTCCAGAACTTGATGCACTTGGACTAGATACAGTATTAGCCTTTACAGGAGAAAAACTACATAAGATTATTGCGAGAAGATACTTAAACTTGTAGTCTGACTTTCTGTATTTATAGTTCTTTGGACGGTGCTGGTTGCATCCAATCCAGGAGCTAAGAAGTTCTCGGTAATTGAAAATGCTTTTGTTGGATCTACTACCTCCCATTGTGGTTTTGTTGTTAGTTCTGGAGTTACCCATTTAAAGGACACTCCATTAACAGTTTGCGTGTTTGTATAGGTTGCGTCAGGTGAAATAACTGTACCTTCTGATGGTTGTACGTTAGTGCCCTGCATTGAATATGAATAGCCAGTCCTATAATTCTCTGTAACGATAGTTTCCACAATAACCGTTTTACTTGTACTGGTAGATTCAATTTGTCCTGTTGTAAACGCTGGAGTAATACTTCCAGCTTTTGCGTTAGGTATTGCAAGAAATAAAAGTACAAGCCACCTCATTAATCTATTTCTAATTTTATTGTATTGGACATCTGTGCTGTAACACCTGCACCTGTAGCAGATAGGTTAACTGTCATCGCACCTCCAGAGTCCATTGTCATCGCTGTCGTACCAATATCTCCACCAGAGACAGTAGTTGTGTCTCCAAAGATAGGCAAGGCAGGAACGACACCATTAGTTACTGTGGTATTTGATGAAGGTATTGCATCACCTTGAATGTAGCTTTCAGACACAGACCAGGCATCTCCCGTTGTAGTAACCGCATAAGTCGTTGTTGAATCTATAGTTGGGACTCCATTTGTTATCTGTGCATCTGTCAGGTCTAACGTACCAATAGCATTGGCAGTTTCATTGGCAGTTGGAGTTACATTAGTACCTGAAGCAGAGAAAGTAGTGCCTACTCTATTTGCTGTGGATTGTGCTCCTAAAGTGCTGACCGAAACTATATTTTGAATTGAATGAGAGATATCAGCCAGAACTGCGGTAGGACTGCTGACTAGAAATAAGAATGGAATTAGTTTTTTCATTTGATTCCTACATTAGTATCTTTGTTATCTGCTATTTTAGGTGCGTTATTTTTCTTTTTACCTACCTGCAAACCGAAAGAAGCAAGCGATCCCGAAAAGATTGAAGCTATAAAGGTTGGATCGAAGTCTACTATCTTCTGTCCATTCGGAGGTTCATAATAGCTCAAACTAAGCATGGTTGCTGACCATACTAAGACTGCAATCTTAACAATCGTTTCAACACGATTACTGTCCTTTTCTTCTTGATCTGGAAAGGATAACATAACCAAATGACTACAGATAGTTTCTTCAATATAGATTTTGAAGAACCCACACCAGAATTAGAATTATCTGTTGAATTAAAATGTCGAGAAGTCATTAAGAATGAAAATATAGATGAAGTTAAAAAACATTGCATAAATCTAATAAGACATCAAATGAGACAAGATATATTTTTAGCGGGTATGTTAGGTCGTATCGCAGAACTTGAGGCTTTACATGCAATAAAAGAAATGAAAGATGAATCTAAAAAGAAAAAAACTTTAAGATACAGACTTCAAACTATGTTGAGCGTGTTCAGATGATCTTCCGTCTTCCCAAAAGACTTTGTAATAATATTGTGGCACTCCTAATTTATTCTTTTTAGTAAAAGCTTCTTTGATCTTTCCAGTAAATTGTGCATATTTACTAGCAGAATAACCAACAGTAGCATTACGTTTGACAACTTGATTGATTTTAAATTTTTGTCCTACTGGATCTTTACTCGATTGAGCTTTCATACTCTTTAATTTCTTTAATTGTGAAGTCTTTTACTTGTAACTTTGGTATTTTATTTATTTCATAGTTATGTTTAACAATAGCAGTCCTGATATGATCAGTGATCCAATCCCCATCGTGTACTGTTAGGTCTGCTCTTGAATCGCTGGTGATGTGAACTCTATGTTCTACACCACGAAGTTCTACATCAAGTAATAGTTTGAGTAAACCTTTTCTTCTAATTTCTTTTAATTTTTCAAGTTTGTTATTAGAAGGGATTTCTTTTCTTTTCATAAAAAAAAAGGTGCAAGCCAATAGCGTACACCAAAAATAAATTAAAACAAGCCCTGTGCATTAGGTGCGTTTTCTATTTTTTGAGGATTAATTAGACCAAAAGTGCCATATTCTCCTGTCATTACTTTGCTGTTCAAGTAAACAACTTTTGCTTTGACCTTTCCTTTGTTCTGATCTTTTTTTCTAGGGTCATAAACAGTACCCTCTTGTGTTTTTGTATTGACTAGATTCTGTAAATGATCAATAAGATGTGTAATTGATTCTACTGGAATTGTTAAACTTAATTGCTCTTCTTCTTGATTAAATCTATTTGGTCCTATAGACCATTTAATAGGTATAGGTAGTGATGGGTTGAAATCGTTAAAATCAGGCATTTGTAAAATAATTTTGTAAAACAGTTTTGATGAAATAATTTGGATTGATCTTATTGTCATTACAATAAGTCCTTATCTTTTTTGCTAGTGCATCATCAGTGCGAACAGTAAAGATGTTTCTGTTGTAATCTTTATGGCGATCTAGCTTGCGTTCCTGAAGTTGATTGCGAACTTGTTGTCCTGCAAATTCTGCTTCGTCTGAGGTCATAGAGTTGAATCAATTTCATTTATAGCAATTGTAAGGAACTGTCCTTGTTCGGCAGTTCTTATGTCAGCATGACTTAATTGTTTAGTTGTAATGCCATACTGTTTTTTAAATTTATCTATAAGAGCATCTTTTTTATCAGGATGTTTTTTAAATAAGGCAGTCATTTTATCTATGACAGTTTTCCTAGCAGTATCTGAGATAGGTTTACCATAGTTCTTGTCTTTAATGGATTCAATAGGTTCTCCTTTATCTTTAGGCTTGTCTGGGGTTCTTTTAATACGATCTTCTTTTTTATCTGTGATCTCTTCTTCTTCTTCCATGTTGAAGTCCATATCAGTCTCAAGTCCTAATATTAGTTTGATGCTATATCTTCTTTGATACGTAACAGAACCACCCCATGTATGAGTCTGGTTCTTTTTAGGATTATCCATATCTCTTGAGGATATGAATAAAGGTAACTGACTTTCAATTATTCCTCCTTCTGAATGCAAAAGCTTTGTTACTAAAAGTGTTTCTCCTGTAGGTGTATAACTGAAACCTTGACTTAAAGAAAGATTATTTTGGAGTAAAACTGGTGTTACCAATGAGAGCATTTGTTCTAAAGGGAGATAACTATATCCATAAGATCCGACTCCAACCTGCTTAGTTTTACCCATAGTTGGAAATTCTTTTTGTGCCTTAGTCAAAGCTTTAATAAGTTGTTGTTGTTCTGAAAGAGTAGTCATGTTTAATTAAGAATAATTAGTATACTAATAGTATACTAAAGGTTAATAGAGGAGATTGCAATATACGCACCTGGCAGTTCATCTTTTTTTACATATCGTTTTCTTGCACACAGTTCAACAGCAAGACAATCATCCTCCAGTACACTTCCTCCCGCACTTACAGACAATCCATCCAAAGTACTGCGACAAAGCTTATCGATATCTCCATTTCCTCTACTTATGCAGTATTTAGGAGCAGATACCTTCAACACGTCTTTATTCTTACCAGTACCAAAATGTGATTTAGGTCTGGGAAATACAAATTCAATATCAACCTTTACTGGCATATTTAAAGCACCACTTGTGTAACAATTCAAGGATGCTTCTTTTACATCTGTCCTCCAAGGTTTCACCTTTTTGGATGATTCGATCATCGCTCCATAACGTGTCAAAGTCTTAGACCCCTGTGCAGCAGGAATACCTACGACCCTTATTGATATTTCATTCATTATTTACTAGATCGTTTGGTTCTACTTCTTTCTGTAAAAGTTCAACAAGATAATCTGTCTGCTGATTTAAAGAATCTATCTTTTCATTAATATCTGATACAGAATATAAGCCAGCATCAAATTGTTTCATGTGATCTAAGTAAGCACTTCCGTACTTATTTATCTGATGATAAAGAACACCATGTAAGTCCTGTAAACTTTTTTCTGCTGCATATAAAACATCATGAAGTTTTTTACATTCAGAATAAGGATCTACTTCCTGTGTATTTCTTTCTTGTTCCCACACTGGCGTAGTAGTTTGAGGTTGTTCGTATGAACTATTTGTTGATGTCTGATATGTAGGTTCTGTATATGATTCTGTTTTTGTATTACTATCTGATTTTAATTTAGGTTGTTTTTGTGTAGCAGAAATTTTAGCTCTGTAATCATAATAAGCTTTGTTTACTTGATGATAGGTAGGAACTTTATTACTTCCAGCTTCAGAACAAGCACCTTTCCAAATTTCAAGAGCTTCTTCTGGATTTTTTAAATAACCTATAAATGGTCTAACTTGTGATCTGTTAGTTGGTAAAATTTGACAATTGTCGGATTGCTGTAATATTTCGCAACGAAACTCATAGAATCCCCGAAGTACTCTTGCAGAATCTTGTGTTATTGGTAATAAACTTCCTGTTAATTTTGCTGATTCTTCTTTTAAATAATCAGGCCAAGAACGACCACCTTCAGAACCTCTGTAAAGTTTATGCCTTTTTATTTTTAAAAGACCAGCACCAATAGCTAAATCTCTTTCCATTTTTCCTTGAAAAGATGATTTAATAACTGTTTCAGTTTCAATAAGTTCTTTTTGTTCTTGTTCTGTCATAGGAGACTCTTCAAGAATCTCCGTTTGACCAACAATCTCAGGGATTATTGAATTACTCATCGTTGTTACCTGTTTCTGGGTTCATCGCATCAGCTAACTTTAAAAATTTTTGTTTAGCTACAGGTAATGATGGTAATTGTTCAAAATCACTATTTTTTGCGTGTTTTGCAAGTGTAATAATTTTTTCTAACCTTGATTCCATTTGGTTATACCATTTTGCTATCTCCTTATCAGTAGCAGCAGCACTTAACAAGGTAACAGTCATATTTAAACTGTCAGGTCTTAAAACTAAGTTATATGCAGTGTTCAAATACTTAGCTGCTTTTTTTAGATTAGATAAAACTGAGTTATCTGTAATTGTTTTCTTTCCTAAAGAAGTTAAATAATTATTTACTGAATTAACAATATCAGCAATAGGAATAGGTTTATTTTGATTTAAGCCATGTTCTTCAGCACCTCTTAAAGCCATCATTGGAGAAGTTAAAAAAGTACCGTTCCAAACGAAATATTCCCAACTTGGATCTTTTAACATTCGATCAGAAAGAGCATGTTTATTTTGCTCCATATCTGCTTTTAATTGTTTTGGAGTAATTTCATCTAAAAGATAATTACCGATTTGCTGTGGTTTCTTTTCACGCATTGGATAAGTTGTAAGAGTCATTAAATTAGTTTGAGACATATACTCTTCAGAGTGTATAGACGCTTTAGAGAGTTGTCAATGCATGTTTATCCTTTTAATAATTTTATTTTGCTTTTTATCTTTTCATACTCAACAACATATTCCTTTGCCTTCATCTCATGATTGTTGTAAGCATTTTCCAATGCAGCCAACTGATCATAATAATGCTTTATTCTACGTTTAATTTCCTGTTCAAATTGATTCATTTTATCTTCAGACATGGGTTGTATGGTAATGATTCTTTATATGCTTTTAAAGAACAATTAATATATTCTTGTAATCTTTTTTTTCTATTTTTTTTAAAACCTTCTATCATCCGTGTTTCTTTATAAGAACATTTTTGCCAATATACTGCCGTACCATATTGAACCCATTGTCTCCACATACCCCATTCACCTTCATCGTTTTTATGTAATAAACCAGGAGATTGTGAATAATCTATTTTTTTAGTCATTTCTTTTTACCCCATTTACTATTTACTTTTATCTTTAGTTGTTCTTTTTGTTGCAAAGTAAGTTTTAAATAGCAATCATCCAATTCATCAATCAGTTCATCAAAATCTCCCTGTTCAGAAATAGTCAGTGACCTTTGAAAATTAACAATAGAAGCTCTAATCAGTCTATATTGTCTGCCAGAAACATTTAGGTTATAACGCATTACTTTTACTCCATAATTTAATTAACAGTTTCAGTTCAGCGATACGTTTCATAGCTGCTTCAATCTTTTGTTCTGTTGTCATTTTTTTAAATTGATTTCATAAATACTTCTCAAATATTTGTAATAATCAATTTTGAATTTTTTAAATCCACCTTCTCTTTTTGACATTCTTTTAACTAATCCATATTTTTTCATTTTTTGCCAAGTAGGTATAGATGGCAAATTAAAAACTTCTAAGTTGTTATCTAATAAATATTTATGAACATCTTCATAAAGACCTTCTTCTTTTTGCAAAAAATTTATTTCATTTTTTAACCTATCAATCTGATTTTGTAATTGAAAAACTTTTTGTTGTTGTTTATAAATTATGCTCATTTAAAACACCTCTTGTTTAGCTTCAAACTTTTCCCATGCCTCCACCCAAGCTTCTTCACATCTTTCGACAGGTTGATCTTCGTTCATTACGCATTTGCCTTTATATGCCCAAATAGTATTACAAATATCAGGACGTATACCACAATTGATATTCAACATCTCGATATAACAACCTAACTGCTTATCAGTTCTGTATGGTTCTCTCCAACCTGTCCTTTTCTTGAAATCATATGTTGTATTACCTTTAGTCTTGAGATCAATCAATCTCACCTTTTTAACTTTTGTATCGTAGCCAATAAGATCAAGCTGACCTCCTACATCCTTTACAGGATTTGACATCATATATTCAACACCCATAGGCTCAAAATGCGTGAATAATTCAAGATCGAACAAGGGAATAACCCATTCTTCATAGTCACCCATATCAATATCATCACTACCTAACATCTTCTGTTCTAAGCAGTAATGTACTGTCTCACCTCTTGGTTGCCATATGTGTCTTGTGTGTTCAATATTTTCTTTTGCCTTTTCATCTAATTCATTACAAACCTGAGTAGTTGAAAATTTAAGCCATTTATTTGATTTCTCACAATAATATTTATGGTCACGTTCACTTCTGAAGACAGGAAGTTTAGGTAATTTCTGAATAGTTTTCATGATTAATTAAAAAAATAAGTTTTCATCTTTGGTAGGTAAATCCTTGGGATCTGTAAGTTCCACCTTCTCTTCGATAATTTTAGGAGCATCAAGCCTTGCAAGGTTCTGATACTTAACACCTTGATAACCTTGAGAGAAGGCAGGGTTACCTTCGCAGTTGTTTACGACTTCAGTCCAGCCAGAAGGCGGTTTGTCCAACTGTTTTAGAGTCCACATTTTCTTTTTAGGGTTGGCAGGATTAGGCTTGTTAAGACCTGCCTTGAGAAGTCTGATAAGAGAAGCCTTGTCAAATATGCGTTCCATCAATTAATAAACCCTTTGTCTGCTGTGAATACCCTATGTTGAGGATGATTGTTTTTTGGCTCTTCTGCAATATTGGATTGTTTTATCTCGTAAATATCTCTCCAACCACCCGCTATTGCCTTTTCAAGGGCTATCTTTCTGTCTTTGGGTGTGAATGTTCGTAACTTCTTAAAAATCCTCTCAGCAACGCTTGTAGAGCAGGTAGCTTTATTTTTGTATCTGATAGGCCACCATTCAAGGATTAACTGAGAATATTCCTTTAGGTCATCAGGTATTAATCTTCCGTTGATAGTGGGGTTGGCAAAGGGATCATTAGAAGGTTTAGCTCTTTTTCGCTTTTTTTCTTGAAATTTCATCTCCTCCCAGACAAGACTACGCATGTAATCAGATCTGTTCATGCCGTAGGTTTTTGTTTCGTCAATAAAAGCTGCCATCTCTTCATCAAGGAAGACAGAAACTTTTATGTCTTTCTTTGCACTCATGTGTATTTATTGCTTTCAACTGACAGTAGATGATATCTAATTATATGTCAAGCAGGAGTTATGAAAAATTCTTCTCTATATCCTAATAT